TGCATGAATTTTGCCCAAAATTGCAGTCAAATTTGCAATAATTGCACCCACTGCAAATATGCAAACCATTGATAATCATAGCGTATGGTGGCAAATTTGCACTTTTGCGCAAATTTCAGTTAATAATAATTTATATCTCTTTATATGCTAATATGCTATTAGTAATAGAGATATACGGGGGCTGCAAAAATACTGCAAATTTGCAACTTTGGCTGATACTCAATGAGTTATGAAGGTTTTGACTGCAAATATGGTGCAACTTTGTGCAAATTTGGTACTTTCGGGTGCTTATGGGTAACTTTGTGGCTGTACTAAAGTAGTTTTAGGTAGATGGCAAAGGGAGCAAAATATGGCGGTAGAACAAAAGGAACCCCCAACAAGGTTACAAAGACAATACGGGAGCATTTCGCTGCCGCCTTCGATTTATTGCAGGAAGATGATCAGCATAACCTGACCGCATGGGCAAAGACAAACCCAACAGAGTTCTACCGCCTGGCATCAAAACTGATACCGACCAAAGTGGAGGCGGACATCCAACAACCCGTCCAAACCATTATCCAAATTATTCCCGACCCAAATTCAGCTCCCATTGCCGATTGAGAAACTTTGCACCTGTTGTGGAAAACATAAATGTCGCTTGCAGATGGATTTCAGCAAAGAATTTTGTTATCTTTGTATGACCAGAGCCCAAAACATGAAAATACACTACAACTTCGCTACACGCAGCCGGCCTACAAAAATGACTGCTGCCATTGCCACCATAAAGGCATACTCACACAAAGCAGACTACACTATCGGCATAACGGTAGATGATGATGATGATGTAACGCTGAATAGTACGCATTATCTCGAACTGCAACGGGATACGAATATCTACTTCACACATGGCAAGAGTGAAAGCAAAGTACACGCCATCAATAGGGGTATGGAAGGATGGAAGGGTGATATAGTGGTGAATATGTCGGATGATATGCGATTCCTCGTTCCAGGCTATGACATCAAAATCATTAATGCCTTCGCTGACAATCTTGACCAGTTCATTCACTTTCCCGATGGCAGGGTTAATCACCTGCTGCCTACCATGAGCATCATGGGTAGGACTTACTATGAGCGGTTCAACTACATCTACCACCCTCAATACTTCTCTTTGTGGTGCGATAACGAAGCTATGGATGTGGCGAAGAAGTTGGGTAAGTGGAAGTATGTTCCGGAGCGCATCTTTGACCATTACCACCCTGCATGGACCGGTGAGCCGATTGATGCACAATTACGGCATACGCAGGGGTATTACCACATAGATGAACAAACCTACATTAAGCGCTCAGCCGCCGGATTCCCAAATGAAACCGTATGACATTAAGTGTATTAATCTGCACTATTCAAGGCCGTGAGGGTTATCTCACCCGGCTATTGCAGGAGTTAGTGCAACAGAAGGCACGGTTATCTAATCAGCTAACTGACGAGGTTGAAATCATTGTCGAATCGGATAATGGTGCCATGAGTACAGGGCGCAAACGAAACTATCTCATAGGCAAGGCCACCGGGAAGTACATCGTATTCGTGGATGACGATGATATGATTGCACCCACCTACATTGCCGACATACTTGAAGCCGCAAAGCAGGATCCAGATGTTATCGTATTTAACGGCACAATGACCACAGATGGCAGAGATGAGCGCAAGTGGTACATAAGCAAGGAATATGGCTATGAGGCGAAGGATGGGGCATATTATCGATATCCGAACCACATTGTACCGGTACGCAGGGAGATTGCGGTTAAGTTCCCATTCCAAGACATTAAGATTGGGGAAGATTACCTGTACGCTACTGCAATGCATAATGCGAAGGTTTTGCAGACAGAGGTGAAGATTGAGAAGGAATTGTATCATTATCAATTTAGAACGAATAAGTAATGAAGTACTACCACACCGGCACCTACGAAGCCATTAACGTAATCGAAGCGTGGGGGTTGAACTTCAACTTGGGGAATGTGATTAAGTACGTTGCACGGGCAGGGCGCAAGACTGATAATCCGATTGAGGATTTGGAGAAAGCGAAGTGGTATATTGAACGGGAGATTGAAAAACTAAAACAAAAATAACATGTCACAACAAACAGCGGTGGAGCAATTAGAAAAAACTATTCAATCAATGATTGAACATGGTGCTGATTTAGGAGAAGATTATCCTGCATTAATGGTACATATTGCACAAGCCAAAGAAATGGAAAGGCAGCAGATAACAGACTTTGCAAATGATTATGCAGATGCAGTAATGGGAGGATGCTTAAAAAGAGCAGAACAATACTACACCCAAACCTACGGCAAATGATAACCATTACTGCAACATTCGAGATTGATGAATCAAGGTACTACTTTGAGGGTAAAAAAGTAAAGGATTGGTTTACTCAAAAGATTGCATCCGGTGAACTTGCAGCATCTATTCATTATAAAGAAGTAGAAAAAAGGGAGATTGAAATAACAAAGAATTATAATGGTGTGCCGATAACGTTAACAAAAACCATATCAGATATTGATTCCCTTGCCGAAACTATTCAACTCAAAGTGCAATGAGATACTCCCAAAACAACGAACAAGATGTAATAGAGCAATACTTCCGCACATCGGGAGTATTCCTTGACATTGGTGCCAATGATGGGGTAACCCTATCCAATACCTACGCATTGCAGCTACAGGGATGGGGTGGAGTACTTGTAGAGCCATCTGAAGATGCCTTCAATCGCATCCCACCGAATGAAAAGGTTAAAGCGTTCAATGTGGCAATAGGTACGGCCGATGGCACTTGTACATTCCATGAAATGGGAACACATTTGAACAGGGGCGATGTATCGCTTTTATCCACCATTAAGAAATCAGAGATGAAGCGTTGGAATGGTACGGAGTTCAAAGAGCGCATGACAGAGGTGTGGACTTATAAGACATTAGTAAAAAACTCACCATACAAGGTATTCGATTTCATTTCTATTGATGCGGAAGGTATGGACTTTGAGATACTTGAACAGATTAACCTATCGCATACACAAATGGTATGCATTGAACACAATGGCAATGCTGACCTATTCCAACTCATTAAAGAGTACTGCAATGGTTTTGGACTGCACAAGAAATTGTTAAACAATTTAGAGAATGTAATATGGGCGAGATAGAACAAACACCGGTGGAATGGTTTGCAGAGCGTTTAACATTAAACGGTTTAGCAGATTATTTGACAGTAGAAGAAGAATCTTTGTACAACAAATTGAAAGAACAAGCCAAAGAAATGGAAAAGCAGCAGCGAGAAAAGTTGGCTTTTGAATATTTTAAAGCAGGACAAGATTCAATGGAAGAAGGAGGTAAATCATTCGAACAATACTATACATAAATCTATGGCAAATAAAGTAATCACCTCCCTCTCCTCCACAGGCAGGGAAAACTATAACGAGGCGATGTTAGGACTTATCCGTTCAATCAATCGCAATGCTCCCGACTATGACACACACCTTCGTAGTGTGGATGGCTATGTGGATGAATACCAGGGTAGAAAAATACTGCAAGGCAAATGGCCGAAATCAAGCAACTACGAATCATGGAGCCATCAAAATATGCCGTATCAGTTTAAGCCAGTAATGGTAGAGGAAGCGTATGAGTTAGGATACCGAAAGATTATTTGGTGCGATAGTACCATTCGAGTAATGAAGAACCCTGACCCATTGTGGCAACTTGCAGCCGAGCATGGTATTGTAGCGTGGAACAATGAAGGGCATCCGTTACACAAGTATATGCCCGACCATCAAATCGCATGGTTAGGGTTAAGGGATTATACACAGGTAGTGCAGATGTATCAGATAATGGCGTGTTGCATAGTGTTCGACTTCGACCACCCTGCGACTAAACCGATATTCGATAAGTGGATTGAAGGAGCCTTCAATAACTGCTTTCATCATAACGAATCAAAGAACCCACACTATGTCAGCAGCCGGCACGATCAATCGCTGCTATCTGCTATCATGAATTTGAATGGTGTAAAGGTGCAGCCGTATGGTGGGTTAGCATACAGGGAATTTATGCCGGTGAATCCATTCTTTATTAATTGGGGGGTAAAAGATTAGACTATGGACTTCACCAAAGAGCAATTCATCAACTTTTGGGGCAGCAATGGCTACTATGAAGCGTTTACCT